GCGCCCAGACGCTGAGCGGCATGAGTGTCACGCCGGAAAGCGCGATGCGGGTTTCCGGCGTCTACAGCGCCGTGCGGCTGCTCTCGGATACACTCGGCTGGCTGCCGCTGATCGTCTATCGCCGCCGCGAAGAGGATGGCCGGGACCGGGATCGCGGCCATCCGCTCTATACGATTCTGCGCCACGCGCCGAACCGATGGCAGACGGCCATCGAATTCAAGCAGATGCTGATGGGCCACCTGTGCCTGCGCGGCAATGCCTATGCCGAGATCGTCGGGGACGCGCAGGCGGCGGTGCGGGAGCTGATCCCGCTTCACCCGGATTGCGTCCAGCCGTTCCGCGCGCCGGACGGCACGATTGCCTACTGCCACCAGCCCGAGACCGGGCCGCAGCGCATCCTGCTGCAGGGCGAGGTGTTCCACCTGCGCGGCCTGAGCGCCGACGGCCTGACGGGACTGAGCCCCATCGCCCATCACCGCGAGGGAATCGGCCTGGCCATGGCCCTCGAACGCCACGGCTCGGCGCTGTTCGGCAACAACGCGCAGCCCAAATTCGCGCTGAAAGTTCCCTATGTTCTCACCAAGCCTGCGGCGGCGGACTTGGAGAAATCCTGGCAGGAGCGCTACCGCGGCGTGGAAAACGCCGGCAAGATGGCGCTCCTCGAAGGCGGCATGGACGTCGTCCAGCTGGGCCTGAGTTCCGAGGACGCGCAGTACATCGAAAGCCGGAAATTCAGCGTCTCGGAAATCGGCCGCATGTTCCGCGTGCCGCCGCACATGATCGGCGATCTGGAGGCGGCGACGTTTTCCAACATAGAGCATCAGCAGATCGAATTCGTCAGCTACACGATCGCCTATTGGGCCGAGATCTGGCACCAGGCGATCCGGCGCGATCTCCTGGATCCCGCCAGCCGGAAAACGCACTTCGCCGAATTCCTGCTCGAGGCCCTGCTGAAAGGCGATTTGTCCAGCCGCTATGCCGCCTATGCGGTCGCCCGGCAATGGGGATGGCTGAGCGTCAACGACATCCGCCAGCGCGAGAACATGAACCCGATCGCCGAGGGCGGCGATGTCTATCTGTCGCCGATGAACATGACCCCGGTCGATCTGCTGGCCGAGGCGGTGATGCAGAAGATGGGACCGGCCCGGAAGCCGCCCGGTTCGAGTCCCGATCCCATGGATGGCCCGGTGAACGGCCCGATGAATGGAGGAGTGCAATGAGCAAGAGTGCAATGGGCAAGACCGAACGGCGCGCCTTCGATCTGGAGCTGCGCGTCGAGCACGGCGGCGAGAACAGCCCGCCGCGTCTGGTGGGGCATGCCGCCCTGTTCGACACTCTGTCCGAGGATCTGGGCGGCTTCCGGGAAAAGATCGCCGCCGGCGCATTCTCCAAGAGCATCGGCGGCGACGTGCGGGCGCTCTTCAATCATGATCCCAACTTCGTGCTCGGGCGCACGCGCGCCAAGACCTTGCGCCTTGCGGAAGACGGGCGCGGCCTGGCCATCGAGATCGATCCGCCGGATACCGCCATGGCGGCCGCCGTGGTGACCTCGATCCAGCGCGGCGACGTCAGCCAGATGAGCTTCGGGTTCCGCACCATCCGCGATCATTGGGAGCTGGACAGCGACGGCGCGGCGATCCGGACGTTGATCGAAGCGCAATTGCTCGATGTCTCGCCCGTGACGTTCGCCGCGTATCCGCAGACGGACGTCGCCGTGCGGGCCATGGAAACCTGGCGCCACGGCGTGGCGGCGGCGCAAACGATCGATCCGCTGATCCTCGCCCGGCAGCGCCAGGCCGAGGTCGCGATCTAGAATCCGCCGGCCAGGGCCGGGGGTCGTGCGGCGGCCCAATGGGCCGCCAGTTTTGAACGGAGGGATATATCCATGTTGAACCAACTGAAGGCCCTGCGCGAGCAGCGGGGCAAAGTGGTCAAGACGATGAAGGACATCATCGATACGGCGGAAAAGGAAAAGCGGGCGCTGAGCGACGAGGAATCGCGCCAGCACGGCACGCTTTTCGATCAGACCGTGATTCTGGCGGATCAAATCAAGGCGGTCGAGCGGCAGATCGAATTGGACCGCGAGACGGCCGCCGGCGCCGAATCGGCCGAGCGGGCCGCCAGCGCCACGCGCACGGGCAACGCCAACGACGCGCGCACCGCGTGGGGAGCGGCGGTGGCCGCCGCGCCGGCCTATCTGCGCGGCCATCTGGGCGGCCTCGATCCGCTGGCCGAGACGCGGCGGATGACGGCGTTCCGGCGCTATTTCAACGGCGGCCGGGCGGCCGCCTACGACGGCGAAGGCGGCGAGGAACTGCGGGCGCTGGAAGCGCAGACCGACACGCAAGGCGGCTTCATCGTGGCGCCGCAACAGTTCGTCGCGCAGTTGCTTAAGTTCGTCGATGACATGCTGTTCATCCGCGGGCTCGCCACCGTCATCCCGGTGCCCTCGGCGGCGTCCCTGGGCATTCCGTCGCTGGATACCGACGTATCGGATGCCGACTGGACAGCGGAGCTGGCGACCGGCAACGAAGACAGCGACATGGCCTTCGGCAAGCGCGAATTGCGGCCGCACCCGCTGGCCAAGCGTATCAAGATGTCGCAAAAGCTGTTGCGTCAGGCGGCGCTCAATCCCGAGGCGATCGTCCGCGACCGCCTGGCGTACAAGTTCGGCGTCACGCAGGAGAAGGCCTATCTGCTGGGCACCGGCGCGCAGCAGCCGCTCGGCGTTTTCATCGCCTCCACGGACGGCATTTCCACCGCCCGCGACGTGTCCACCGGCAATATCGGCACGGACGTTCGGGTCGATGGCCTGATCGAGGCAAAGTACGCGCTCAAGGCGCAATACTGGCCGCGGGCGCGGTGGATGTTCCACCGCGATGGGGTGAAGCGCCTCGCCAAGCTCAAGGATGGCGAAGGCCAGTATCTGTGGCAGCCGGGGATGCGCGAGGGGCAGCCGGATCGCATCCTGCAATTCCCGTTCGACGTCTCCGAGCATGTGCCGAACACGTTCACCACCGGCCTCTACGTCGGCATCCTGGCGGATTGGAACAACTACTGGATCGCCGATGCGCTGGACATGCAGTTGCAGCGTCTGGTCGAGCTGTACGCCGAGACCAATCAGGTCGGCTTTATCGGCCGCCTGGAGACGGACGGCATGCCGGTTCTGGAAGAGGCCTTCGTCCGCGTCAAGCTGGCGTAGACGGCCGCCGCGAAACAATCGCGATCTGAACAGAGCGGCCGGGGCGCAGGCCCCGGCCCGGGATAAAGGAGTAACGGGACCATGCAAAATCTGAGCAGCGGGGTGAAGATCGAACAGGCGGCGGCGACCACCGGCGCCGGCACCTCCGAAATCGACGGCGCCGCCATCGACATGCAGAATTTCGACGGTGTTCTTTTCATCGCCAAATTCGGCACGGCGGCGGCGGACAACTCGATCCAGGCGCAGCAGGGGGCGGCGGCGAACTTGTCGGACGCGGCCGACCTGCTCGGCACATTGGTCGGCGTCGGCGCCTCGGACGAAATCGTGTGGCTGGATATCACCCGGCCGCGCGAGCGCTATGTCCGCATCCAGGGTTTGCGCGGCACCAGCACGACGCTGGACTGGGCGGTCGCCATCAAATACGGCCCGCGCAAGCCGCCGGTGGACAACACCATCGCCGGCACGATCCACGGTGAAGCGCACGCCTCGCCGGCCGAAGGCACGGTGTAACCGGGCGGCCTCCCTGAACCGAGCGGAGCGGCGACCGGCGGGCCGCCGCTCCGCCATTTTTGAACGGAGAGTCTCATGTCGTACACGACGAAGGTCTACAACGAGCAGGGCGGCGACGCGCTGGTGGTGCTCGGCAAGGACGGCGGCGTGGTCAAGGGCCAGGCCACGGCCGGCGCGGCGCCGGCCCAGGCGGCCAATATCGCCGATCCGACCGGCGGCACGCCCGATGCCGAGGCGCGCACGGCGATCAACGCGATCCTGGCGGTGCTGGAAAACGCCGGCCTGACGGCGAGTTCCTGAGCCATGAGCGCATCCGCGTTCGCGTCGCCGCTCGGCTATCAACAGATCGCCGTGCTGACGGCCGCCACCGGCCTGACGGTTCCGGCTGGGGCCCGAGTGGCGTTGATCGTGGCGGAAGCCCAAGCCGTGCGCTGGCGCGACGACGGCACGAATCCGAGCGCCACCGTCGGCATGACGCTCGCCGTGGGTGCCGTGCTGGAATACGGCGGCAATCTGGCGGCGATCAAATTCATCGAGCAGACGGCGAGCGCCAAGCTCAACGTCAGCTATTACGGTTGAGGAGAAGACCATTGAAGATTCGCATGTTGACGACCATGGCCGGCCCGTCCGGCGCCCATCACGCCGGGAGCGTGATCGAAGTCGACAAGTCGACGGCCTATGAGCTGATCGACGCCGGCGCGGCTGCCGAGGTGGCGGCGCTGGCGCAGCCGGAAACGGCGGCCCGCCGCCGGGGCGGGCCGAAGGGCCGCCAAGCCGCGGCCCACACCGCGGACGAGGCCGCGGAACCCGGGCCCGGCGAAGCGGAGGCTCAACCGGTCTGAGCCGATCGGGATTGACGACGAGGGGCGCGGCCGCCCGGTTGGGATCGATGGCGCGCCCCTCGCTTTTGCAACGGAGGGCTTGAGAGATGACGCACCGCACGCTCGACACCGCCACCCTGGCCGCCGCCGGCGCGTACTACGCCGGCACGTTCATGATGAAC